TTCCAGTATCTCACTTGGAGATCTTTGGGAAAACTTAGGAGTTTCCTCTACAGGAGGATTCTTAGTTAAATAGTCTTGGATGACCAGCACAGCCTGTTCTTTAGTAAGGTTACTATCAACTAAGTAGGGTTTCCCTTCGTACATAACAGGAATTGAACTAGAGTTTTCTTGGGTCATTAGTTAGCTACCGTACTAGTTAAGTCTACAGGAGTCTGTCCGTCAAAAGCGTCTTTTAAAAGTATAGGTCCAAAATCTGAAGGAGTAGAAGTCCCTACCCTCTCAAGACTAGACTCTAAGTCTGGAAGAGTACCTTCTAGAATTTCCATAGCCCAAGGAGATTCTTTAAGGACATTCTCAAAAGAAGACCTTTGGGCCTCAAGACGTTTTTGGATTCTGCGAGCGTACTTCTCCTCTAGTTCCATTACGTACTCTAGAGTCTCGACTGTAGCAGAGCCTTGAGCAGCTTTAGCTTTCATTAAAATGTTAAGTTCATCATTAGAAACAGGCCGTAGGGCCTTAGCCATCTCAATGACACCATCTAAACGCTGGCTGAAAAGGGCTACAGTTCTACCCACTTTACCTGCCGACTCAGGATCTCCTGTAAGGATAGTGTAGACCTCCGCTAAATTCTTTTGTATAGGTCCTGTAAGGCCAGTAAACGCACCTTCGGATAAAAGACGCCTAGTTTCCTCATTCCTAGCTAACTGTTCATTAGCGGTGACAGCAAGAGCCTTCAACTCCTTAAATTCTTCAATACCGTCAAAAGCTATCTTCTTAGCAATCTCATCGGTTCTTTGGAAAACCTCAGTTTTATAACTTGCCTTAGTTGCGTCTGGATATACGTCAGTAATATTCACATAAGTACCATCCTCAGATTCAACTTTACCGCCTTTAGTCTCTAGGAAAAGCTTACGGACTTTCTTTCCGTCCTCAGTAACTTCGTATTCTACAGTATTACGTTCTAGTTTATCTAGAAGCTTAGTAAATCCGTCAGGATCACCGGAAACCTCCATAAGCTCATCCTCATTATATTCACCCTCTAGACCATAACGCCTAACTGCTTCTTTAATAGAAGGTAAGTTAGCCAGCTTAGTAGCATAATTAGCTTGAGCCTCTCTAAGCTCCTTAACAACTTCAGGAGCTTCCATTACCTGCTGTGAAATTAACTTGGAAAGCTCTTCGTCTCCAGCGTCTTTCGCTTGTTTAGCAGATTCTTCGTAGAATTTGTTTAATCTCGCCTTACGGTTAAATTCAGCTTTCTCTTTACTGGCCCGACCCGCTAGCTGAAGGGCAGCTTCAGTTTGTCCATACTTCTGGTACACCTGAGCCGCAGCTTCTTTACCTGAGGTAGTACTAAGGTCAATACCAGAGAGTTCAGACTCCATCTTGGCCCTAGGGCTCCTATTGTCCACAGTACCCTCGGCACCCATAAGGTTACCAATAGCACCGCCAAGGCCCCGAGTCCTCTCTACGAGTCTCTGGACCATAGGGTTGTCGGACACCTGCTGCCCAAAGGACCTATCAAAGGGGTCCTGAGGTCTTGAAGGAGCACCACCAAGGGGCTTAGTTCCCATGATTGCTTGTAGTAAACTCATTAAGTTCTCCTATTAGTCAAAGAGTCCGAGGATGCTGGAAAGTAAGCCACCCTGTCCTGAGGAAGAAACACCCCCAAGGAGACCAGCGACACCACCATATAGGTCACTGATAAACTCGCTAGAAATCTTCTCAGAACCCACAAGGGCCTCTAGACCACCTAGGCCAAGGTCAGCTTGGATTTGACCTAAGTTTGCTTGGTTGTTTGCTAAAATGTTCGCTAGTTGGTTAGACGTCTGGAATTGGTTTAGTAGTTGAGCCTCAGGACCAAAGGCACCACCGTATCCTAAGAGACCTAATTTTCCAAGACCGGAGACCCTATCAAGCTCTTGGTTCATTTGGTCATCTGAAATCTCCATAGACTGTACGGCAGCTTGGTTCCTACCCTCTTGAATTGCTTTAGATAACGCTAGTTGTTCTGGAGATCCACCAAACTCATTAGTTGTAAGACCTTGGCGCCCCTGAGCTACCAGCTTACGGTCTAGAGCACCTTGGGCTCTTTGTTCCTCTGGGAGCTGGAGTTCTCTAAGACGATCATAAATGCCCTGTTCTCTTGAGGTTCTATCTAGGTTAAGGTCTCCTAAGGCCCCTCGTGCTCTACCGAAGGCGTCTGTAGCTAAACCACGAGAATAATCAATGGCTCCACCATAGGCACTTGAAGGGTTAAATGTAAGACCGGTGTTAGGGTCAAACCTAACGTTGCCTGTCCCAGAAGTGACACCAAAGGGTGTAAACCTAGTGTCTGTCTGAGCGGCATTAATGAGGTCTTGGATTCCTGTTTGTACGGTATTACTAAGCTCATCTTGACGGCCTAGGGCATCTGCGATACCCGCAATTTCTACCCCTGTACCTAGGAAACTATCTAGGAATCCGGGGAGCCTTTCCAGAAATCCGAGGTTTGAAGCAGCCGCAGAGCTAACCCCTGTGCTTAGATCCGAAGTAAGACCGTCGGGGTCTCCAATAATTGCTTTGGTCATTAGTAGCTACCTCCTTCTACAGTACCACCTGAGAGGGTGCCATTGAGAGTTACGTTGTTAAATACCGCAGTACCCGTAAAGGCAGGAGACGCTACGTCAGCCTTTGAGTTAACCGCAGTCTGGATATTGGTAAACTCAGTGTCAATCTCAGTACCTTGTACAACCTTGAGAGGGTCTGTAGTAGGTAAAGAGTCTTTGGCAGCAAAGTCTACAAGTTTCGTATAGTTAGACATGCTTAGATCTTCCTTCCTGTTACTAAGTGCATTTCAATTTCCTGTAATGAAAACTTATTACCATCTATGGTTGTGCTAAGGCCAACCGAGAGTACGTCCCCAGATCCACTAGTATGGACCACAGGGTCGTTAATTGGAGTACCTCCAGTGTACAAAGCACCATTATTATACATAGAGATTCCATAGTATGCTGGTGTAAACGAAGTACTTGAAGAAAAGTCGATAGCTTGAGACGTAAAGTTTGCAGAGAATCCATAGGCCCATTTCACGATTACCGTGTCCGTTTGTGTACTAATGAATATAGGGTTCAGACGCTTAAGAAACTTAGCCACTGAAGGGGCTCCTAAGTCTGTAGAAGGGCTCGTGTAGTCAAAAGAGTAAGGGTTTCCTTGGTCTCGGTAACTGGTGTCGTACCCCATGATACCTCCAGTACCTCCAAAAATTAAGTCACCTCCTTGAAGCTTAGTGGTTCCACAGGAGGGAATTAAAGAGGTCCAACGTGTAGCCCTAAGATCTCCAGTCTCAAGAGGACGTCTTGTGTCAAAACAATAGGCAATGTTCTGTCCCGTGAAGATTACTAGTATAAACCTCTCGTTCTGGCTGTAGATCATCTTAATTCTTTCGCCCTCAGAGTCGATGGCGTTAAATAGGTCTGTCCTAATCTGTTTCGCTATGTCCGCCACAGGTTGAGAACCATCGGCCTGTATGAGCCTCCCTAGGGACCTTAAACCTCCCTCAGAGAGAAACACTAGGTCTGTACCAATGTCTACCTTAGAGTCTCTAGAGACAATACCTATCTGGGTAAAGTCTTCAACCTTAGCCATGGTGCTAGGGTCGTCAATACCGGAGTAAATTAAGATGCTCTTTTGACCAAAGAGGACCAAAAGATTATTAAAGATACAACCAGTGACTAACTTATCGTAACCCGCAGGCCATACAGTCTTAAGGTCTAAGGAACCTGAGTCACCTCCGTGCCATTGCGTACCATCCAAAAGAGAACTCCAGTACAGGGTAGTAGGAGCTGTAGAATCACCTCCAGCCCATAGACGTCCTGCGCCACCAAATACAAAGTTAGCCGCAGGGGCCCCTGAGACTGCGACAAAGACATTGGTTCCCCCGTTGTCAAAGCGAGCCAAAGAGTGCCCCTGTTGAGCAGCCCACAGTTCATTGTCCCAAGACTCTAGTTCCCAATTGTCCCCAGTGATACTGAGAGCCCCTGAGACGTCCGTAAGGGTCTCCTCACCCTTTAGGAGCTTACCGTTACCCGAGGAGAACACACCCACGTCACCTGAGTCTGTAGTATGGTGGATCACAGACACTACCTCAGCAGAACCCAGAGGGGTGCTTGTAGTTGTGGTTAGGGAGAATCCTTTACGAGCACCGAGGCGTCCAAAGTTGTCAATGACGCAATTGTTAGCCACTGAAGCAAACTCCAAGGGGAGTTCCGTGGGAGAGTCCTCGGTGTTTAGACCAAAGGAGCCCGGCGCTACAATGTTCACAACCTCTTGGCGCTTAGGCACTATTCAGATCTCCAATCGTACTTACCGTGTTCTGTGTTTGCCTGAGTTGCCACGTAGTCAGATACAAAACGATCCGCTAGGGCTATCTGCTCCACAGCACTAATGGAACCTTCTTCACCTCTTTCGGCAATACTCATGGCAGTCGCTAGTTGTACTATAGGTCTCTGAGGAACTAAGATTACATCGTTTTCGTCTGAGAGATCAGGAGTAGCTCTGGAGACTCTAAAGGTCAACGTCTGAACCCCATTGGGGATAGGGTAGAGTTCCACCTGAAGGTCACCATTTGAATCCACTCCAGAGATACTGAAGTTATATGGAGGCCCAGAGACAGGAGCCGCTGTAGTCTTCCTATAGAGCATTTGCTCATGAGAAATCTGCTTAAGAGGAGTACTCTGAGTGTTATTGTAGGTATATAGGAACTCAGGGTCATTCCCTGCGCCTGTGAGGCTGTAGGTTTCCTGAGTATCCGCCGTGAGGACCGTAAGGGTAGTCTCAAGGGCCTTCCAACCATGGGCTCTTTCCACAAGAGACTTAGCTTCGTTGACAAACTCACCCACTAGGGAACTTAGGATGTTGGCCTCTACAGTAGTAACTGTGTTTTCCCTAAGTCTCTTAAGGACTGAGTTAACTAAAGTTAAATAGGTTTCACCTGCCATTATATACGTCCTGCCATTAATATCTTAAGGTAATCAGTGAATTTAGGCATTGCTAGGGTATTTATAGGCTTGAGGTTACTAAGTCTCATTAGGGCAGAGTCTTCGTCTTGAATGCCTTGAGTAGCCCTAACGCCACTTGAGGGAAATCCAAAGCCTCCACCTCCACCAGATACTCCAGAGTTTGCCGTAGGTTCTGCAACGACACCAATGTCATCGTCAGGTGTACCTTCATTATCACCGGGATCTCCAGTACCGTCCCCGCCTCCTCCAAGGTCTCCAATAGGGTCTAAGACTCCTCCTTGGTCTCCTTGGTCTCCTTGGTCTCCTTGGTCTCCTGTTGGATCATAAAGCCCATCAGTCTGTCCAACGCCACCAGTGACAATAGTACCACTGTCATCATTAGGCCCGTCAGGGGT